ATAATATTAAACTCGCTCAACCTGTCGAGTATGAGACTTGCTACGTGTAGAGTTGAAACAGAGATATCACTTCTGTGATGATAGAAATCTCCAAGAAACAAAATATCTGTAATATTTTGTTTCTTGAGTTCTGTTATGAACCAATCGCACCATTCGAGTGCAACTTGATGCCATATAGTAGAATCAAGATGTACGCCTAGGTGTAGATCAGAAAATATAGCTACTTTCGATTTATTTAAAAATAAGTCCACAATTATTCGTCAGCGTCATCACCTGTTGGCTCAATATAAATATGAGCACCGTTATTTTCTTCAGGGTTAAGCATTAATTCCGTATAAACTTTATCTCTATATTCATTAATTGCTTCGTGATGCTTCTTTTCTTTCTTAATTCTATTAATAAACGCGTGAAAAGCGATAGTCGTAAAGTATGAAAAAGGACTAAATCCGCAATCAATTTTAAATTTCTTATTCTTTAATGCTGAAAACATCTTAACAACCGCATCACCAACCATATCTTCCTTATAGGAATAATTTAAAAAATTAGGCGCATAAGAAAGTCCGTTAGCGATCTTATTAATGCTCTCGCACAGCTTATCAGTCATAGTATCTGTATTGTAATAATTTCTTATTTCATCTTCAAACTCTCTACTATTTACGTAATGAACTTTATCCTTAGGCTTAATTTTTTTCGGTGCTTCGACTTCATCAACAATTGGCAAAGATTGAATAATTGCTTCTGGTAGGATATCTATAACATCTCCTTCTTCCTCTACGGGGAGATTAAGATCTAAGATAATTGACTCTTTTTTAGACTTACTATTTTTCTTCGATTTCTTTGATTGCAAATGAGATGTGTTCTTTTTCATAAAGTGATTGACGCTTTAGTGCATGAGCTGCACTAAAGCGTAGGTCGTCGGTAATATCAAATATTATAAGCTTAGTTTTATCCTTATGCAACCTAAGACCTCTACCAATTGATTGTACGATTTTTATTTTAGCCTTACCCCCGCAGGCGAATATTATATAGTGTAAATTTTTGATATTAATACCGGTAGAAAAAATCTTCGATATAGCTATTACAACAACATTGTTATTTGTTTCCATGAGTTGCCTAACTCTATCACGTTCTTCAACTTCTACTTCACCTCGTATAAAAAAACATTGTTTCTCCGGCATTAGACGTTGTACAATATCAAATAACATCTCACCGTGCTGGATATAATCAACCATAATAAGCGAGTTTTGATTTAACCCTTTAGCGAGCTTCGCTATAAGTTCGTTTCTAAAAGAACAGGTTATTAGATATTCTAACTCTTCTCTGTATGCATTACCGCCTTCTCGACGCAGGGGATAATGTTTATGTAGCAATTTAATAATTTGTATAGAAGCATTACTCACGTAATTATCCTGTCTTAAATCAAAACTATTTTTTTCGTAAATAACAGGCCCTATCTTACCAATAATATTCCATTGATCTAGGTTCTCCTCAGGCATTGTACCTGTAAAGCCAAATCTGTATGGCGTTTTAATCCTCTTAAGGATATCGTTTACTTTATTACCTTTGCGAATTTTATGTACCTCGTCAACAATTAGTAAATCTATATCTTCCAACCAGTCGAGATTACTATTCTTACTCTGTAATATACCTAAATTAGATACAATAACGTTAGTTGAAAGATCTAAGTCATCGTCACCTGTCCACTTAGACACACTAAATGGTACTTCGTAATCCTTAAAATCTTGATACGTCTGCGATGCAAGACCGCGATCAGGTACAATAAACAAGCACTTAAAGCTCTGCTTATTATATGATGACATATAAAGTTGATGAATTTTTGAAATTAAAGAAGCAGACGTAAGCGTCTTACCACCGGCAGTAGCAAGAATAACAGTACCTCTACCGTTAAACAAACATTGCTTTACAATCTCTTCCTGATAATCCCTTAGATTTAACTTAAGAGGATATATTTCATTTTTAAAATCTAATTGTTGATGCCAACCATGTCTCGCTGGTACAACCTGATTTAAGATATTTTTACTATATTCAATCCCGCCTACATATTGCTGACTGGTTAGAAATTTCTTAATCTCTACAAATAAGCATGGTTCAAATCTCCCTGTCGGTGTTATAGCGTATGTACGTGAAGGCATAAACCTTCCGCGGCGTCGCATAAAATGTGCTGCTTCATTTTTAACAGAAAAGTGTTCCCGTATTTCATCAAACATATCACCTGATATAATACCAAGCTTTTTCTTTTCATCATAATCAAATTTTATCATGTCATTTCAAGCTGCATTATCTTTATAATATTGCTTATATCATAACTGCAGCTACTTAAAGTTTTTTCAGATCGCTCAAGAAGCTCTACAACTAGTTCTGCTTCTTGTATCTTTAAATTAATATCCTGAATCCGGCTATGTTTATCAGCTGTCGCAGATATTACAGGCTGTGTCAATTTAACATTACTTGTATGATCTATTTCAGACATAATATCAGCTTTAATTCTGTCCTTCTGTTTCTTGAGTTGATTGATCTGCGACTTTAAGCGAATCATTCGACCGGTCCATTTATGCTTAATAGCAGGAAGTCGCAGTTGATAGTCTTTAAGATTAAGCTCGTTAATCTTTAAGTCTTCTTCTAACTCTTTTATATATTCTTCAAGCATTAACCTTAAATATATAATAAGGTATCTGAAAATCAATGAGTAGCTTCAATAAACTTGTAGAAGAACTTTTATCGGAAATGGCGGCTAATGTAGCTGGTGGACCAGGTGCTGTCACGGGTCCAGCGTCATCTGGAAATTACGGTAATCAATTTCCTTCTCAAAATGATAGTGCATATGCACCCGGTGATGCACGTATTCCATCTATCCTAGGTGCTAGGGTTACTGGTAGAAAGAAAAAAAGAAAAATTAAAGTACCTATTCAACGTAGAAGTATATATTTACCGGGAATGTAATAACTATCTGTATGGATAGCGGTCATTGGATCTTAAATGAAGATGTTGTAATTGACGAAAGTACTTTTGGCTTTATCTACTTGATTGTTAATACTGTCAACGGTAAAAAATATATAGGTAAGAAGCAATGTACCAGTCGTATTAAGCGTAAACCCCTTAAAGGTAAAACAAGAAATAGGATTGATCATAAGGAATCCGATTGGAAGTCTTATACGAGTTCATCAAATGAATTAAATGATGATATTATCAAGTTTGGAAAGGATAAATTTATTTTTAGAATTTTACGTACATGTGACTCTAAATGGGCTTTAGCGTACTATGAAATAAAGGAACAGCTAGGAGAAGATGTACTACTTAGAGATGATTATTATAATGGCATCTGTAATGTAAGGATAGGTAAGGCTCCTAAACAAGAGCTTGCAAAATTTAAATTATAACGTTATACTGTAGTAGTGATTGACAGCTGCACCTTTGAACAGTTTAATTTAAAGTTCATAGATTTTGATTTTATATTTAAAATAATCGAAGTTAATCTAATTAATGATCTTGCAAATTATAACTTAATTCCTGCGAAGAAAATAACAAGAGATATAAAGAAACTATTTTATCATCATATCTTTTATGGCATTAGCGAATATCTATTAAATAATAAATCAAGAGAACGTATTATTATTCTTAAATCTCTTGACTGTCAATCAAACTATTTGATTAATCAATACTTTAAAGTTGAAGATGTACATCGTCATATAGAACAAGCTATTACACAAGTAGCTAAGCTTTTACCTATAAACATATACGGATATAAGAATATACAATTTAAAGATTTAAAAAAAGCTTATGAGAAGAGGAATGGTGATGTCGTTGAACTCATTGAGTGTATACGTTCTTTTGCATGTTCTCGCGATTTTATGAGATCTCATTACACTTTCTCAAAAGTTAAAAATTTTGTTAAGCGTAATGAATTAAGGTTTCTTGATGAGAAGTACTTTAATCAGCTTAAAACAAAGCAACTTCTCTTCATATAAGTACTAAATACTTATAATGAAATTTCTCGATAAACTCAATAATCAATGGTCGTTATTAACTGAAGCCGATGGTGCCGCGGCACCTGACGAGACGGCAGACGCTGCTGCACCTGATCCTAACGCATCACCGGAGCCTGCAGTAGGTGAGCCGGCTCAAGTAGCTCCAGAGGGATATGTTGGTCTTGTTAAGTTATTATCAAAAGCTGCGGCGATGACATTTCCTCCGGGGGCTTTAGATGAAATTTATAGAACGAATATTACAGCTGAAAACGCTTTTCCTATGCAGACGGCTCTCGAGGCAGCTATTAAGCAAAATGAAATGTATGCCGATAATCCTGAGAGATTGGATAATGTGAATGTTGAGAAATTTATTAGTAGTATTAATTCAGGAAATTTTATCAATAGATACAAACAAATTCTTGCTGCTATGAATAAGCAAGACCCTTATCTTAAGACAGATGTTAACCTTTAAGACATACGTATTAAAGGAGGGAGGCAATGTTTTTCCTATTACAGGGCGTATATTGCGTGATAACATAGTACCAACTGTGCAGCATCTTGAGCGAATTACCGGTCTACCGCTTTTACATAATATGCTTGGTTCGACCGGTAAAGCAGCTGATTCCGGTGATATTGATCTCGTTGTCGACGCGAGAATTATTAGTAAAGATGCATTAGAGGGTAAGTTACAGAAGTTTTGGAAAAAAAATGGTGTAGATGTTATTGGTGTCAAGAAATCAGGTATATCTGTACATTTTCTCTCGCCGGTTTGGAGTAAAGATAATAAAGAAACAGGTGATTACGTACAAGTTGATTTTATGTTCCATAATGATCCGGAATATCTTAAATTTTTTAATGCCTCGAACG